AGGTCTCTGTCCTCGAACTCGTCGTGCAGGGTGAGGGACGTGATGACCAGGTTGGGAGACAGAGAGGGGGCCAGTAGAGCCTGACCCCCCTCAACCACCAGATCGAACGTCTCGTTGGTGTGCTGCTGGAAGTCGTTCCGGCAGTAGTCAGTGACCAACCCTGTGGCGTCGTCTATGAACGCGGTGATCCGAGCGGCCTCCGTGCTGTCTGCGACGGGCCGCCCGAGACGGGCGACCACATCGTCAAGGACTACGAAAGCCATCAGGATCAGTCCGTACGGGTCTCGGTGACGGTGACGGTGGCGTTGTGAGCGGTGATCGCAGCCTCAACACCGCGAGCCACGACGAGCTGTTCCGGCCGGATGACCTTGGCGTCGTAGATGACGCGGCTCTTGATCGCGTCGGTGAAGGTGTTCTGAGGCTTGTACGCCTCCATCTGAGCGAACGGGATGACGACCGAGGTCGCAGCAGTGGCGCCCATGTAGAGGTCAACCGCCTCGAACTTCTGGTTGCCCTTCCGGATCAGAGGGTTGTTCGGGCGAGTGTGGGAGCCGAGCCCGTTCGCCACGGTGACCGGGACACCGAGGATGGTGCCGATCGCAGAGGCGCCGTTCGGGATGACCGCCTGGCCGCCGTAGACCTGAGCTTCGATGAACTTGGGGTCCTGGAGCAGGAGCGAGCGCATACGAGGCGAGATGAACAGGAAGCGGTCCGCAGGAGCCGACTTGATGTCAAGGTTCTCCAGCATCGCAACCACGTAGTCATAGACCGAGAGGATGCGAGTCGCAGCCTTCCGCGTGGTGTTGTCACCAGTCGGAGCGTCGGTGATCTCGTCAATCTGGCCGTGCAGAGCAGGGAGGCCGGAAACGGTCGCGGACGGGTCAGCGGAGCCGTTCAGGTCCTTACCGGAGATCGCGGCGAGAAGGGTCTGAGCCACGACCTCATCGAGCTTGACCGCCATAGCGCGGGCGCGCTGGGCAATCAGGTTCGACATCAGGTCAATGCCGCTCTTGGTCTGGAGCTGGTGCAGCGCGTCGACCTCGATGTGGAAGGACGAACCCTTAGCCACTCGCATGTCGATGTACTGGAGCGAAGCGTGGTCGGCGGAACCGACGGAGCCGTACGCCGGCACCAGGCCCTTGTCAGAAACCTGGTCGTTCACGAAGTGGGGGATGTGGACGACATCGCCCTCACGTCGGAACTCGCCTTCATACTGGCGATTGGTGAACTTGGCAGAGGCAAGAACAAGCTCCTCTTCGAGATCCTGGAGGAGTTCCGCTGTCCAGATCTCGGGAATGAAGACGTTCCCGGACGCTGCCTGAAGGCCAGTACCAGCCTGAGTGTTAAAAGCCATGAATTACCTCACTGGATAGGTCAGATTTCACCCCTGAGAAGCGCGTCAAGGCGGCCGTCCAGGCGGGCCTTGTTAATTTCCGCGGGGGTCATGTTGGAGAGATCAGCTCGGGTGAGCTGGTTAGCGCCGGGAGATCCCTGGCGGCCAAGACCGATGTCCTGGCGAAAAGGGGGAGAGGACTCCCGCTTCGGGAGCGACGACACGAACTCAGAAAGTGCGTCGGCATTGACCTGTCCGTCAGAGACGAACCGGGACATGTTGAGGAAGTCAGCCGGGGGAAGGTCCACGCCGGCAGAAGCGGCCAGAGCGCGAAGCTCAGCCTCAGCAAGTCGAGTGCCAACCTCAGAGAGCGCAGAATTCCGACCCTCAGCCCTTGCGGCATCGAGCGCCTTTTCTGCGTCCGTCATAGACGCCTGCTTGAACGAATCCCGCTCAGCAGACGCGTCCTTCCACCGCTGCTCATTCGTGCGGGAAAGGGACTTCCACTTGTCGACCTCAAGCTGAAGGCTTTCGACGGTCGGCGTCTGGTCCTGGGACGTGTCAGTTGACTGCTGTCCCGGCTCGTTGCCAGTGGAAGTGCTCGGGTTGTCGTCACTCATTGATCCACCCATCCATTTCGGTGTTCGGGCATGAAAAAAGGCCGCCATTTCGGCAGCCGTCGTAGTGCGGTGTAGGGGTTACTTGGCCGGGTTCTGTTTCCGGGCCTGGTTGCCGCTGTTGCCCTGCGGCGGCTTAGCAGCCGTCTTCTGGGCCTTCTGCGACATGCCGGGAGGACCGGCAGGTTTGTTACCGGGCTGATCGCCCGTGGGGTCCTGCTGCTGTGCGTTCGGGTCGGGATATTTCTGCGCCAGTTCCATTGCGGCCTTGGCGTCCTGTTCCCTCATGTCCGCGAAGCGGCTGACCTGCTGCGGCGTATAGCCCGCATCGGAAAGGAGCTGGTCTCTGGGGACACCGATCATCTGAAGCTTCAGAAGGGCATCCATGTGTTGGGCTTCCGTGCGATTCTCCGGGTCCCGCCAGATGGTCTCTGCGGAGAACGCGTCTGCACGGGCATCGCCTATAACAGCGAAGCAGAGCCGCATGACCTGTTCCCAAGCCTCACCGAAGTGGAGCATTCGCTCGCGGGTCTTCGCTATGAGACCGGCTTCCGCCGCGGTGATGGACTCACCAGAAGGAATCTGTCCACCACCATTGATGAAGTAGTGGAAGGGGATACGCGAGATCGAAGCCATATGCTGAACAAGCATCTCGACTAGGACCACATAGTTGGAGAGGTTCGCAGCCTCGAACTGACCGAACTTGGCGTTCGGGTCTTCGGCCTGCAAGAGCTTGTCCACCGCGACCTTGAAGGGCTCGATGGGGTTGCCGTGGTCGTCCTCAACGATTTCCAGGCCCGTCACGTACCGCTGGGGCCAGGCCGCATACTCCGAGGCCACCAGCGCGTCAGCCACCGTCTTGTTGACGGCGTCCTGGATCGGGATGACCACATGGAGGTCTGAGACCGGATCACGCAGGAGACGGGACCGGTTGGTGATAGGCACCACCGGAACGACGCCCAGAGGGTTCGTCGCAGTCTCAGCGGGCTCCCAGGAGAACGTGCCCTTGGCGAAGGTGTAAACGGCATCGGGAAGCCACAGGGTTACCCACTGCCGGCCCCAGTCGTCGTAATAGAACTTCGCTGCGGCGTCCAGCTCCCGGCGACTGCCAGGCTTGTACTGGACGATGAAGTTCTCGGCGGACTCAATGGTGATGGTCGGCTGGCTCTGCTTATCGGCCCACACCACGGCGTACGAGACGCCCTGAATCATCGAGTCGAGCATTGCAGCATTCGACTCGGCATCCATGAAGTTCCGTTGCCAGATGTCGTGAGCGTCCTTATCGGCGTCAGGCTCATCCGTCATGCGGAAGCCCTCAACGGCCAGTCGCTCGTTCACCGAGTCCACGATCATTCCGCAGAAGTTGTCTCGCCACGTATCGAAGGTGCTGTGAAACTGATCGAAGTGGCGGACCTGCGAGAACATGAGCCGCTGGTGGAAGCCGTCGTAGTACTGTCCATAGATTTGGTACATCGACTTGCGTCGAGCCAGCTTGGAGTAAAGCCAGTCGAGCCACTGATCTGGTGTGGCCGGCGCCATGCCTGCCGGTACCTCAGTTGGAGAGGTGTCAATGCTGAGTGCGCTCAAAATCCAACCACCCTAGAACGTCGTCGTTTAAGCCGCCCATCCGCGATGGCGTCAGCCCTGGCTTCAAATGCCAGGACCGCGCACACAGCAAGGTCGATCTTCTTTTTGGACCTCGGAGAGTCCTTGGTAATGAGAAAGCCCTGAGGCACTTCCCGGACCACGGCATTGAGCACGTGGCGGGTGAGGTCGTCGCTTCCGTCGTGCAGAAGGTCTTGGACCATCGCAGCAGTCCGGAATCTCTCGACTGCCTGAATCATGCGAGTCGGTTTGTTGGTCCAGAACTCGAATACGTAGTCGTCGCCCCATTCGAGGGCCCATCGACCGATGTTCTCTTGCCAGTAAGGCGGGTCCGCATACATCCACTCGACGCGGTACGTCTCGAAGGCCCGCTTAACAGCGGCCTCCACGGCGAGAACGTCAACTTCCCAGTCGGGCCGGTTCGGGTCTCTGGGGTTCTCCCAGAGGCCGAGGACGAACAGCTTCCCGTCCCGGAGCCGGCACCCGACAAGTCCCGTCGCGTCACCGCGGATCGAGCCGTCAAAGCCGATGGCTATCTGATCGCCCGGCGTGATGGGGTCCTGGTCCTCGGAGCACTCATCCCACTCGCTCTTGGACATCCAGCCGTCAGAGGACTCGGCGATGCGATTGCAGAAGAACCGGAGGTAGGTGCTGTCAGGCGTCGTCCGGTCGTAGAGGATCGTTCGAGTCAGACCCGCGACGTCCGCCCATGTGGCGTCGCCGTATGCCTCCGTGAGGGCCTGGCGGACCTTGTCCTCGTCGCGCATCTCGTCGGGCTCAATGTCGCCTTCGAGGCAGTCATAGAGCCACAGGCCCATGCGGACCATCTCTGACTCGTGGATCTGCTGAGCTACAGAGTCTTCGTTGGGGTTGTAGGCGTTGGTCGTGGTCACCCAGCGGGAGCCAGCAGCAGCCAACTTCTCTACGTTGCGCTTGAGGGTCTGGAAGAACTCGGGGCCGCCGTTGGAGCCCACCCAGTGGTGGACCTCGTCCATCAGGACGAACGTGGGCCTGTTGCCCTCGTTGGTGCGGCCGGCAGTGGCCTTCGGCTTGATGGAGCCGGGCTTTCCAGTCTTGAACTGGATGACTGCCTTGCCGATGTCGAGGTTGAACTCTTTCTCGGCAGGAGACTCAGACAGACAGCCGCGGATGAACTCCATGGTCTGTTCGGTCTGTTCGTAGGCCGTGGCGCCAACCTGCACTGTCGGCAGGGCGACGGCCTTCGCTACCGGGAGGCCGAATGCGTTGAAGTGGCTGAACCGGCACGGGCCGATGAACTCGACAATGGCCAGAGTGGCCAGGAGCGGAGTCTTGCCCCATCCCTTGGCCCGGCGCAGGGTGCCGGCGCTGTACTTCCATGTGCCATCGGGGTTGATGGCGTAGTACCAGAGGACGAAGCGAAGCTGTTCCTTGGTGAAGGTCCAAGGCTCACCGGCCTTGTCTCCGTCCGGCTGCACGATGTATTTGCTGCACCAGCGGATGACTTCGTACCCAAGCGTTTCTTGTGGAGAGGGAACGCCCTCAGGCAAGTTGCCTGTCTGCAAGGGCAGTCACCTCATTTCGTTATTCGCTCAGGAGTCGGTACAGCTCCTCGTCTAGGTCTGTGGTTGGCCCGGTACCGGCCGTCTCTTCGGCCTGGTCCTGGTCCTGGTCGTCCTCGATGGACATGCGCAAGCGGGCGCGGTCCTCGACCGTTGCGCCCCACTTGGAAACCCGCTGCCGGATCTCGCCGGCAACCTTGGTGTCGCCCTGATAGAAGGTGTCCACCAACTTTGTGGTGATCTCCAGCTCTGCCCAGTCGGTTTCAATCCACTTGCCGGCCTGCGGCGAAGTGGCCCACGTCTTCCAGAACCTCTTGGCCCCTGCGGTCTTGATGCCGAGGCCAGGAGGGAGGGCACGGCCCTCGGTGGTGCTGCCAGAGAGCGTCTGTGCGTGCTCGTGCTTGTTCCTGCGGACAGCGTTGTCCTTGGGCCTGGGTCCTCTGGTCATGGAAGCCTCACCGCCTCAGGGTCGAGCCCGTAGAGGTCCCCCAACTCGTCCAGCTCGTCAAGCACGTCCTGACGCCACCCGTTCCTCTGTGCCGCCTTGCTCAGACGCCGTACGGGCGTCTCTGGAGCGCAGAAGTCATAGGGGCAGTCGAAGCAAGCGCCACTGCACTGGGCAGGCATGAGGGACCTCCTGAAGGAATGAATTAGATGCGGAACGCCTGAACCGTCAGCTCGGCGTTGTCCACGTCGACGTGGAGAATCGGGCCGTAGTCGGCCACTGCGTACGGGCCGAAGACCCGCGAGTCACCAGCCGCGAGGGTCGTGGTGCGAGGTGCCGGCGCGAAGCCGTCCACCGTGCGGTCCAGATGGACCGAGAACGTGTGGGACGCGGCACCCGTGTTCTTGACGAGCAGGATCGTGGAACCGCTGTTGACCACAGAGTTGAAGTTCACTGCGTCACCAGGGACCGCAGCCGGGACGGTGACACCAGCTCGATCGGACGTAGTTACCGGGATCGCTACACGAGCAGCCATAGGGCCTCCTGGGTTCTAAGGAATGAAAAAACCCGGCCCTCAAGGGACCGGGTGGGTTACTTGCTTAGTTACTGCCACGTTCGGTGTATGTCTTCCGTTTGTGGCAGGTCCGACATAGAACCCAAAGGTTGTCCAGCTCCCACGAACCACCGCGGGCTACCGGGACGATGTGATCCACCTCAAGGTGCTCCCTCGCCCCGCACTGCTGGCAGGTGAAGCGGTCTCGGGCAAGGGTTCTGGCCCTACGCCGAGACCAGTCAGCGGGCCTCGAAGCATTTCGAGCAGATGTTCTATCCCAGCTCTTTCGGAGCTGGTGTTCTCCGCAGCGACCGTCTCTCACGGTCGGGGTGAGGCAGCCCTTGTGCAGGCAGATGCTCTTGGCCCTGGGCATGTCCCCTCCCTGAGGTCTAAGCCCCGGCCGGGTTCTGGTCTGGCAGCCGGGGCCGTCTCCTGGATGCTCACCTGGAGCGCATCGCGCTCAACAGAGGATCAACAGGAGATGCTTATGAGGTCTATAAGTATGACTTTTTAAAGTCTGTCTACAACCAAGTAGACAGAACTTTTTAGTACCTAAAACGTTGTCATGTGTGTTTCGTTCGTTCGCTCGTTTCACTCGCTCTCTCACTACTGATGTAGGTGTCCAAGCTGTTGGTCTGGGACGGGAGTTAGAGGAAGTGAGACCGACGTCACACTCTCAAGGTGTGACGTTGCTCCGTCCCAGGTCGCTTGGTGGATGGGGCTTGAAAGTGTGGCGGCGAAGGCTGTAGCTTGTCTGAAGATCGCAGCACCCATGCCCACCAGTGATGAAACCGAACTCACTGACCGCCATTAGTGATGAAACCGCACTGACAGGACTCGGAACAGATGACGAAACTGCCGGACAACCCGGAGCTACTGAAGCTCTACAGAAACGGATTTTCCGATAAGGAAATTTCCGAGATGTTCGGCGTTACCGTTCAGGCTGTCAATTTGCGACTTCAGGCAATGGGTATTGCGCGTGCGCCTTTCCGGACTGTGGCAAAGGAAATACTCGAAGCTGCGTGGCCTTCGACAGAAACACGACGGGGTGAATTCATTCACCTGAATCGTGCGCGTGATCTTTACGCATTCCTGCGTCGGCAACTCGGAGACCCTGCGCTCACTAGAAACCAGCGCACCGCCGCGGAACGATTCGATCGTCTGATCAGGTCGCAGGATGTCGTAATGGACCTCCAGCCTGACGCCCCAGGCGGGCCGTGGGTTCTCCTGCCTCGCAAGCCCTCAGACGGGCGTATGGTGATCCGCTGGCCCGAGGGCCGTGAACTCCCTACCGGCAAGCTCCGTGAGTCCCTGGATCTTCCGGACGAGCCCGAGGATTAGACATCGTCCAATTCCCCGCGCGTAGACCTCCCACACCCAAGGTGGCGGGAGGTTTTTTCATGTCCGAACGTCGTTCGGCATTACCGTACGGGTGTTGTTGCGTCTTGTACTTTTAGACTTCCTTGACTGATCACGCACTGTAGTCACAAGCGGAACCTACTCATCCGTAGGTGTCCGTACTGCCCGATTGGTGCAAACCTTGATCGCTTAGCGTCACAGTCTCAAGATCGGCGAGACGGTTGTATGTGACACCGAACACGTTATGCGGTCTCACCTGCGGAAACTCGGGGTTTTAACGCGTTCCTAACCTTGCTACGTTGATTCACAGGAGCTTCACAACGGCTCCTGACACGTCGGACAGGACCCCCGCAGGGGGTTGGGGCCATGGGGAGCGGCACATGACGCTTGAGCTGGGAGTCGAGGACTCTGGTGCGATCCCGAAGGTGGCCCTGGGTAGCCATACGCCTCATGTGCGCGACAAGGAAGATGTGCCGCATGAGCACGCGATCCCGGACTTCTACGGGCTCCGCCACCGGGGTGCCACCCTCTCTGAGTTCGTGGCGGCCGTAGAGAGGGAGCAGGCTCTCCGCAAGGAGCTGGACGACCTGATTGCCACGTGCACGGTCATGGACTGCACGGAGGATGACGGAGAGTGGGGGCTCCTACTCCTTCACACGCGGGCCAAGCCCCGAGGGGCGGCCAAGTATGCGGTCGAGTACCTGGACGTGATCATGTCCGACCAGGCCGGCGACGAGGCCGAGGATCGGCTCATCAGCATTGAGGCTCGGTGCGCGGGGTTCGGAAACGTCGTCGAGCTGGAGCACCGGTCCTTCAACCGACCCCACCCTGAACTTGAGGGCAGTAGTTCATTCAAGATCATTCGATATGCGAGGCGCATTTGAGCATTGAGACGCAGCCGAGAAGTGTCAGTCAGGTAGATCAGTACGAGAAGTGTGCATGGCGCTTCTACCTCCAGCGGGTAGA